CAATCCTGATGAACTTGGAAGGTCAAGTGGTACATCAGGAGCTGATGTAGAAAGAATATTAGCTTTCAATCAGTTAGGTAGAAAAGACCCTGTAGAATATGTAGATACTTGGGAAAATGTTTTAGCAGGTGCTTTACAATTAGAAAAAGAATATCAAGAGGGAGTTCAATAATGAAACTAACAGCGGAACAGATAGAACTAAATTGGAAAACATTTATTGGACTTATCGAAGATACATTTGAAGGTGAACGACAAGAAAAACTTTTAAAGATGTATGGTGATTTCCAAGATAGAATGATGATAGCACCAGCTTCTGGTCAAGAACATTTCCATAATTGTCATCCAGGTGGTTATGTTCAACATATTTTAAATATTGTAAAATATTCAAAAGAGTTTTACAAACTATGGAAAGACAATGGAGCTTATGTTGATGATTATACAGAAGAAGAATTAGTCTTCGCGGCGATACATCACGACTTAGGTAAAGCTGGTGATTTGGAACAAGACCATTATATACCCAATCCATCAGAGTGGCATCGTAAGAATCAAGGAAAGATTTATACAAATAATCCTGACTTGAAATTTATGACACCACCAGATAGAGGTATATGGATTCTTAATCAGTATGGTGTCATTATGACACAGAATGAGTACATTGGAATTAAATTAACTGATGGAATGTATGATGAAGGTAATATTCAATATCTCAAATCATATGCTCCTGAAAAGAAATTAAAATCTAATATGCAACACATTCTTCATCAAGCTGATATGACTACAACTCGTATTGAATACGAACAATGGTTACATGCTGATGAAGAACAAGTTGTAGTGAATACAAAAGTTCCAAAGACGAAGAAGGAACAAGAAACAGTAGATAATATGAAAGCGAAGTTCGATGAACTATTTGCATAGGAGATAGATATGTGGTGGATATTAACAATATTATTTTTTTTAATTAGTGTAGTAACATCTACATTATTGTTTTACTCTTTAAGACGAGTAACCCAATATGAAGATTTAATTATACAATTCCAACAGATAATTAGTTATGCATCTGAAAGAATGAAATTAGTAGATTCAACTGGTCATTACGAATCAGATGATGAAACTGGTTTCTTCTTTGAAGAATTAAAACAATTACAATTACAATTAGATGATATTTTTGAAAGTGAGGAAACTAATGATGGCAACTAAAAAAGATAAAGGTGTGAAACTAACTAAAGCTGGAAAGCCAAGAAAGAAACCTGGAAGAAAACCAAGTAAGAAAAAAGTCTATTTCGGGATGGAAGTTCAAGATGCAATTATAAGATATAATCAAGCTGAAAGTACATCCGTAAAGAATAAGATTTATCAAAAAGAAATTCATAAAGCTTTTGATAAACTCTCTGAAAATATTATTAATACATTCAAGTTCAGTTACTTCGATGCTCCATTTGTTGATACAAAGGCTGAAGTCGTTTCTTTTCTTGTTATGAACATTCATAAGTATGACCACACAAAAGGCTCAAAGGCATTTAGTTATTTTTCAGTTGTGGCTAAGAACTATCTTATTCTTCATAACAATAATAACTATAAGAAAGTTAAATCACATGATGATATCAGCGTCCTTGATAATAAACCAATATCAGACAGTAAGAAACATTATCTGGAAGATTTAACAGAAGAAGTGATTATTTATTTTGAAGCGAACATTCCAACTTTGTTTAAGAAACGAAAAGATATTGATGTGGCATATTCAATTATTGAATTGTTCAAACATAGAGAAGAAATTGAAAACTTCAATAAGAAATCTCTATACATCCTTATCAGAGAAATGACTAATGTAGAAACATCACATATAACAAAAGTTGTAAATGTATTCAAAAAGAAGTATAAAACACTTTTGAGTGAGTTTGAAGAAACGGGTACAATCAGTAACGGTAAATCTAAATTTTTCTAACTCACATACAAAATAAACATCATATCAATACTAAATCCTACTTTAACGAGTAGGATTTTTTATTTTACATCAATTTTTGATATTTCAATATTTATATATGAATAATTACACCTAATTGGGAGAGGTTCATATAATGTCAGAAAACAATGAAATATTTGAGGGTAAGACCTTTCAAGACTTAACACAAGACATATACGAGAATACAAACAAGAAGAAATTACAGATTGATTTGTTGATTCAAGAGATACACGGCTTCATCACAACAATTGATGATGTTGTTATCATCGCTCCAATAATAAAAGAGTATATGGAAGTTTCAATTAAGAATGATGAACATCTTGTTAAACTAGCAGGTGTATTACAAAGAATTATATCTAAATCAACTGGTGGTGTAGATGATGAAAGTATGTTACTATCAGAGTCAGAAAAAGAAGAATTAATGAACACACTTCAAGATTCAGTTCAAGACTTACAGAATGAAAGTGATAGATTGAATAAGATAAAAGACGATACGATAAAAACTAAAAAAGATTTCATGGGTAATTAAGAATGGGTTCAATATTTGCAACAATACCTGGTAATAGTATTAGAGGATTTCTTGGGAAAGAACAAGATGTTCCATTCTTTATACAATTTGTTCCTGGATATGTAATTGAAGTTGTTCACTCTAAAGAAAGTTTAAGATATGGTGGAGATAACACAATAAATTCTATTATAGCTATCCCACATATCTCCGATAAACTTTATAAGCGAAGAGGTTCAGCTGGTGAAGAATATAGATATTATCCATTATTTAGAACACTGACAGATATTCCATCAAAGGGTGACCCTGTATTATTATGTACAATTGGTGGTAAAAATTATTATTTAGGACCTATTAGTACTGATACTAATGAAGTTACTTGGAATAAAGATAATTTATATAGACCTGAACAACTAATAGGTAAGGATGTAGGTGATATATCTGCTAGAGGAAGTGATGGTACAAGTCCAAATTTCAATAAGGAAAATTTATATAAACGATTAGTTAAAGTTAGAAATATCGGATTAGACTATGGTACAGCCGTAAAAGAAACAACAGGTGATACTATTTTTGAAGGTCGTCATGGTAATAGTGTTCGGATAGGTAGTAGAAGTAATAATCCTTATGTATTTATTTCTAATAAACGAGATATTAGTAATAATACAGAAAGTATATCAGATGGAAGTTTAATTAGTATAACATCAAATGGATCATTACGACAGCATTTTGGTGGGTATGAAGATATAGTTAATGAAGAATCAGTACCAGGATTTCAGTTAGCATCAGATGGAGTTAAAGAAAATAAAAGATTGATGAGTAATTTAATTAGTTCAATAAATGAATTAGATGATATTGACCCAATACTTTATGGATATGGTTCAATCGATACTGGAACAATAGATGAGGAAAGTGGAGAACCGATTTTTGAGGGGACAAAAGCTAATCAGATATTATTTAGTTCAGATAGAATAACTATAAATTCAAAATTAGATGATATTTATTTATCATCAAATAAAGATATACATATAGGAAGTGGAAGAAGTTTAGCAATTTCAACAAATGAGGATTTAATAATTGAATCTCGTAATATTTATTTAGGGAATCCAGCACCGAATCAATCGGGTAGAGAGATGGAAAAAATGGTATTAGGGAATAAACTTTTAGAGGTATTACAAGAAACATTAGCGGCGTTAAAAGAAGCCAACGGACTGGTTCAAGGTGTTCCAGTACCACTAACAGATTCAACTGGCGCGCCAGGTTCTTTTAGTACTAAGATAGTACCAATTGAACAGAAATTAGATAGTATTTTAAGTCAATATCATTATATAGAACCAAATGGTGATAAACAATAGGAGGTCACATGAAAAAATCTGAAATAAAAACAACAATCAGACAAATAGTAAGAGAAGAAGTTGCAATGGCAATTCACGAAGTAATAACTGAATTGAAACAACCACCACAGGTGATGACAGCAGTCACTGGTGAAATTAGAAAAACAAAACCTAAGAAGAAAGTTGTTGAGAAAAAAGATTATACAAGTAATTCTGTATTAAATGATGTACTGAACGAAACAGCTCAATCAGAAGAATGGAAAACTATGGGTGGTGGTAAATTTGATTCATCAAAGATGAATGAATTGGTTGGTGGACAATATGGTGAGATGATGAATAATAGTTCAACCAACACCGATGGTAGTTTAGCTAGACAAATGGGAATGAATCCAGAAGACCCATCAGCTGATTTTCTAAAAAAAGATTATAGAGCTGTGATGAAAGCTATGGATAAGAAAAAAGGAATTTAATGGGTCTAAAGGATGATTTAATAAAAGCCAAGACACAAGCTTTATTAATACAAGGCGTGGAACAGGATAACATAGATACCTCAGTCGGTTCTGCTTTGGAAGTAGAAGCTAATTTGATGACGGAGGCGATTGTTAATTTTTTAACAAATGTTGAATTTAAAATTACACAATTAAAGGCTAATGTTGTATTAGAAGATTTTAGTATACCACCTCAACAGGGTGATATTTTACCATCAGTTACAAGTACGGACATTCCATACCCAGCTGGTGTACCAGCAGCTGCAGTACCAATTCCATTAAACAATGGAACAAATGGAGTTCGAACAAAAGCTATAGATATAAGTAAAGATACTGGTAACTTAGAATCTACTGGTTATGTTTTTATAGGAGAAGATCCAGATTCACAAGATGATTTTGATGTAGAAGATGAAAATGGACAACGAGAATTTACAACAGTTAAATTGTTTAGAGATGATATAGAGGAGTTCTTATAAAATGGCAATAAAAGATACAAAAAGAAAACCATATATAGAAGATAATGATGAAAATATATTTATCGGAATAGACTTACCTTTTAGAAAGTCAGATGGTGTTGAAGGTTATTTTGCTTCTACATCGACAACGATTGAAGCTGTAAAAAATAATATCAGAAATTTATTACAAACATATGAGGGTGAAAGATTTTATCAACCCAACTTGGGTATAGGACTTCGTAAATTTACATTCGAACAACTAACAGAAGAATCTATATATTCGATACAGAACACAATACTTGATAAACTTAAAGTATGGCTTCCATTTGTTGAAATACGAGATATAAAAATAAAACAGGAAGATAATACACTAAGATTGAGTATTGTATTTAACATAACACAAGACCCAAATACATTAGAATCAGTATCTATTGAAATAGGAGAATAGAGTAAATGGCTTCATATAATAAAAAAGAATTTAAAGAATCAAATGTAGACTATTTAAATAAAGATTTTTCAAGTTTAAAAGGTTCACTTGTGAATTATGCTAAATCTTATTTCCCAAATACATATAGAGATTTTAATGAAACATCACCTGGAATGATGTTGATTGAGATGAGTGCTTATGTTGGAGATGTGATGTCATTTTATATTGACCAACAGTATCGTGAAATGATGTTACCATTAGCCGAAGAAAGAAGAAATGTTGTTAATATGGCAAAGATGTTAGGATACAAAGTAAAACCCATTGTTCCTGCTTATGTTGATTTAACTTTTACATCTGAGGTAAATGCGTCAAGTACTGACCCTTCAACGGTTGATTATACTGATGGTGGGGTGTGGAATACTGGTATTCAAGTATCATCATTGACCGATTCTGATTTAGTATTTGAAACATTAGATATAGTTGATTTTACTATAGAGAAGGCAGATGATACAAGTAATATTAGTACTACTACAGCAGCCGGATTAGCCGATACTTATACATTGTCAAGAACAGTAAGAGCTGTAAGTGCGACAACAACAACAAAAACCTTTTCTGTAACAGCACCATCAAAATTTCTAAAACTAACTATATCTGATACTAATGTTATTGATATTATTTCTTGTGTGGATTCAAATGGAAATAATTGGTATGAAGTAGATTACTTAGCACAAGACCAAGTTCCAATACCAACACATTACACACAAGAAACTAGAACCAGTGCGTATTATAATTTAAATGATACTGCGTTTGTAACTGATGTTCCAGTTCCATATTCATTAGAATATATTAAAACAAGTAAAAGATTTATTAGAGAAACCAATGAAGATAACACAACATCATTGGTATTTGGTAATGGTATATTAAAAAATGGTGAAACTATTGAGAATGGGTTTTTAGATTTAGAACAAGCTGGTATAGTCATACCAGGACAGACTTCTGATTTGGCGTCTTCTATAGACCCACTACTTGGTGATGAATATTCAACATTGGGTGAAACTCCAATTCAAACAACTTTAACTGTAACTTATAGAAAAGGTGGTGGTATAACATCTAACGCAGCTACAGGTGATTTAACTTCATTCACATCACCTACACCATTATCTGATAATTCCTCTACAGACGCATCACTATTAACCGTTACAAATAATATTCCTGCTAGGGGTGGTAAAGACAAAGAGGATGTTGATGAGATACGAGAAAAATCAAAAGCATTCTTCACAACACAAAATAGATGTGTAACAAAAGAAGATTACGAAGCTAGAGTTATGAACATCCCAGCTAAGTTTGGTAATATCGCTAAAGTATATGTTAGTAGGACAGCTGAGTATGCAACAGAACAACAGTATGATGCCCAGGTAGAAGCAATTAATATTAGAATGACTGAACTTACAAATTTTTACGCAGACTTACCAGCTCAGATATCAGCGTTAATTGATGCAAATCTTCTAACATACATAGAAGACAACCAATCTATTGTAAATAATTTACAAGATGCCATTTCTAGTTTACCTTCGAATCTTGTAATTAATAATAATAATTTTGGAACAATAAAAATATACATATTATCATACGATAAAAATAAAAATCTTGTTGGTAATCCAGTAGCACTATTATTCACTCCTTCTTTAACCGATAACATACCGACTATCTTAAAAAATAATGTTTCTAATTACATAGATAATTTTAGATTATTAACAGATACGATTGAATTATTAGATGGATTCATAATTAACTTTGGAGTTTTCTTTGATGTGGTTGTACATAAGTTTGCAAATAAATCAGAAGTTAAACTAAAATGTATACAAAAAATAAAAGATTATTTCAATATAAATAAAATGCAATTCAGTCAACCTATTTATGTTAGTCAATTAGAATATGAACTGATGGGTATCGATGGTGTTCGAGCTGTAAATCATGTTACTATAACTCAACACCGAGATTACAATACACCTGATGGACAGGGAATACCAGACTTATCACCAGTAACATATAAGTATTCAATAACCGATGGTGATGGTTATCCATTTGAATCTGACGGAGAAATTGATACGGGTGGTACGGATGGATATGGTTGGAACTATAATTTTGAAGCTGCGTTAGAAAACGGAGTGATATTACCACCATCACCTGACACTCCAGGTATCTTTGAACTTAAAAATCCAAACCAAAACATAAAGGGGGTAGTTAGATAATGCATCATTTTATTTTTCCAACAAAAGATTCTTGGATTTCAAGTGGTTCAAACAAAGTAACAGGTGTTACTGAAAGAGACCAAAACTTTGGACAAGACCAAATATTAGAACTTAAAAAATTCTTTTACAATAGTTCATTTGATTATCCTACTCGAGCCCTCATAGATTTTACAGGAACTGATTTCACATCACTATCATCAAGTATTTCAAG